TTAGATTTTTGTTGCGTAGCTTATCTGCGTTTGGATCATCAGATGGTTTGTATCCAATCTCGGCTCGTATTTCGTTAGATGATAGCACTTCATTTCTGGTAAACTTATCGGCAATTTCGGCTAAGTCTTTTACAGGAACATTACTAAATACATCTTTGAAATACGTGATTGATTCCTTATCTGCTCTTGCCGCCTTGGATACGAACTTGCGTTTAAATTCGCCAATAATAGCCATTATGATTGGAACTATAGTCCTGTTATAATAGTTCAACATAGTTGCTTCATCTGCTGTACCATTGAACACTGCCTCCGTTAAACCTAACTGGCTATAAAGCATACTCGTTAGATATTGGATTTGTGACATAAGGTTATTTTCAGCTGGGCGATTTAATTGAGTAACACGTTCTGTTCCATCGGTGTAAGCAATGCCATATTTGGATCCAGAAAGTTGTACCTCGATATCTTTGCGACGTTGATCTGCTTGGGCTCTTCTGGCTTCCGATTTAATAATATACGGAAGTTGAATTATGAGGTCCAATTTTCCAGATCCACTCTGTTCATCGATGGCGTCTAAGATTGATAATTTCTTAAGTAAACGTTTCAAAGTGCTATTAGGCTCATTCATAACTGCATATAAAGGGTTCTCTATGATAGCAATGGAACTTTTTAGAAGTGTCATCTCCTCTTGAGTTCCTGTTGCGTCATTGTATATGCGTACACGAACATGTCGTGGATACCATTGAATAATTTTTGCTGTGCGCATTGTTTCAATATCAATGATCGATGAATTTATAGGGTCCTCGTCTATGTCCACTGGCACAACAGCAACCGAACCCTCATCAAACATTGACATAACAATGTCTTGTATGAATGCACGGCCAGTTTGGTCTATGTTGGCTTCTGTGGTCAGTATATTGTTTAAACCAGATTCAATTGTCTCCTTAAATCTTCCATCTTTGTCGGTCCTAACATGTTGGATGTTTACAGCCGATACATCAAGGGCCACCCTATTATATACCGAGATAATAATGGATCTCTCACTTGTAATGTGCATTCTGGTTCTATCTTGTCGATAATATGATCCATAACCTAGGTCTCTGTACCCATTGGCAACTTCTGTTGGATCTCGATTCCTAAACGCATTCCAGGCGTGTTTTAATTTGGTGCTTAATGATTCTGGCAATCGTTTTTCCTCCTTATAAAATTAATCAGCAACATGAATAGTATTCATAAGTCTTGCCCCTGCGGCGCCACCAATTATAGTACCAACATACATGCTGGTTTTAGATAACCTAGCATCAGTTAAAGATAAAATAGAATGTGCGCCAATTGCACCGGCTGTCGCGCCTAATAGATTTAAAGCTATTTGTTTAGGCGGATTAATATTTTTAAACTTTGGTTCTTTTAGTTTGGCGTTACTTTTCTCAATTGCCGCTCGGTCTCTTTTATCATATGCCGCCTGTCTCGATTTTCCAAACCCAACACGTAAATGGCCACCTCTATCAAGAGTATCTAAATCTCTTTTGTTAGTTGCTAGTTGTTTTTGATTATAGGCTGCTTGTCGCTTTTTTCCAAAACCAACACCTGGAGCACGAGAACCACCCTTTCCCCATTTCATACCAAGAACTCCGATGTGAGCTAATTCATTTTCACTAATAAGTTTCATTTAAATATCCTCCTCTTAATAAGCAGCTCCTAAAGCAATTCTACGCCAATTGGTTTGAGAAATTGTATTGCCTGTTGGGCAGATATAGAGGTATGTTGCGTCCACCTTAATACTCGTACTTTCAGCAATTGTGCCATTAATTCCTCCACTCAATGTGTCGTGATCAAAACTAGCATTAACCATTGCAGAATCAAGAGTAATATTATTACCAGCAACACCGGCAACGTCCGCAACTAATACGATCGTGTTTCCTTCTCCAGGAGCGCCAGTAACCCCTTGAGTGTCATGTGCAACGATTGCGGCGACAATAGCTATAATGGTATTAGCTGTTGTGCAGTTTGTGCCTAAACCAAGAGTAACAGCGGCAAATACATTTGTAACTGCTGTAAAAGTCTCAGTTGTCGGGATTGCATTACCGATTGTTCCGCCAATAAGTGCAGTTATAGTACATGCATCAGCTACAAAAGCAGAAGCAGTAACTGTTGGATGAGGAGTATTATGACCATCTGTTCCATTTATAGCTGATACAATAGCTGTTTTGGCGCCTGCTAAATCAGCTCCGATTGAAACTTCGCCAACCGAATTCGCTGTTCCAACTGGAACGAATATGTATGTTTTTGTACCGATCGTGAATGTATCACCACTTGTTGGGTGAGTATCAATGGTTAATACCCCAGTAGCCTTGACTGTTTTTGCTGATATATCGATGGGAATATTTGTAGAAACTGTTTTTGTCTGCGCTGCATCCGCAAGAAATTCATAAACATCATTGCCAACCATAAATATTTCGCCATCAACGGATACTCCTGAAATAGTCATTATTGCTTTAGCTGCAACTGCATTTACAGGGGTTCCGGTTTCTCCAGAAGAACCAATAATTTCCTCAATTATATCACCAAGAGCAACCGTTGAATCTAAAACCTGGGATAAATTGTTTAAAACTTTCTTTTTACGTGTTGTTAAATTGTTCATTTTTTAATAATCCTCCTTTTATTCAAAAGCATCTTTATTTAGTTTATACAAAACCCAAGCATCCATTAATGCTGAAACACTATCTATTTTTAGATCGTGTCTTTTCTTAAGGAGCTTTCTATTACCATTTGTGTCTTCTAGAGTAATGGCATTACCCATAGCAAATTCCATTAACTCCTGATCAAATATTAGCATTCGCTCTTCAGATAGAGTCTTTAATTCGCCTAGGGGAACGGATTCAGTTTTAACTCCCTGAATAACCTTATCTACCCCATATTTGCCATTCTCAGTTGTCCAACGATCAACAAATTCTTTAGCATTATAAGGATCATAACCGAAACAACGGACATCAAACTGACAATCCTCAATGTATTTATCTAGATCATCATAAACATCCATCATGTCTAGAACCGCACAATCAAGTACCATTAGAGAGCCTTCCTCTATGAAATTATCGTACTTGAACCTCATAGCGCCTGGTAGTTTCATCAATGTTAAGGACGAAATATAACATCTAGTTTTGACACCAAAGTCCCCATTAGCCAATGGAAATAGAAAAGTAAAAGCACAGAAATCGTCTCCCTGTGACATATCGCCGCCCATTGCACATGATAATGACCAGAATTCCCTTTTTCTATGTGGTAAAGTTTCCTCATAAGTAAAGAAATATGTATAACCTTCCATTGGAATGCCAAATCGTTTTGCTAATATATCGTTCCTTGTAGCTGGAGCATTCTCCGCACGTTCAACATCTAACTGATAAGTTTCATAACTAACAGTTTTTCCAATATTAGGATTAGCCTTAATCCACATCGATGGGTCGTTAACCTCTGATACGTCATCAAGTCGGTAATACCAAATAGAAACGTGAGGATTTATGTAGTCACCTCGTAGGATGTTCATAAGCTCCATTTTAATAGTATCCCCAGAGCTATTACGAACTGTTCCTTCAGAACTCATTGCTATTATTAGATAATCATCTAATTTAGAAGCTCCTTGTTCTATTGCACCGACAACGTCTTCTCTAATGTCCCCAGATAACCATTCATCAACTGTTGATATTTTAGGTCTAAGACCTTGAAGTTTGTCAATGCTCATTGGTCTTATCTCAAGAATTGAGCCGGTCAAGAAGTTTTCAATGCCCTTCTTTGTTGATGCAAGTTTCAAACGTTTAGCTTTTGAACCGGTAGTATTTTGCATGGATCCTTCCGTTAAGAACTGGAATAGAGGTCCACGGGAACGAGTAATAGATGTTCGAACGGGAGACATAACCTCATCCGCTTGCTTCATCGTTGGCGCTGTCGTTATTTGATGGGTGGTGGAGGTATCAACATTCAAAAAATAGTTTTGAATACATGAACCATAAATTGATTTGGCGCCACCACGAGCAACAATTAAATATTGTTTGTTGATCAATCTCTTCTTGATCATTTTACGGACATAAGTACCACCGTGACCATCTTCATTAGGCTCATATACACTTTTTTCAACAAAGTAGAACCAAGCAAGTGCTTGTTCCGCCCATAATTTAAATGAGTCTAAGAGTACCAAATCAGATCCATCAGTAAGAGTAAGTTCACATTCGCAATAGGCTATAAAACCCTCAACAGCATCTTCGTCATAATATATTCCCTTATTTGCTACAAGATCATCTATGCGATTCATTTCCATTGATATTTCTTTATTTACCGGAATATTACCTCGCAGTACATCTTCTCGAAATCGAGCATAATATTTAGGAACTGCTGTATTTGATAATTCCATAGGTTATCTCCTTAAACACCTATTGGTCTTTTGGCGACGCCCATAGTTATAGCCTTCTTTACAGCTTGTCCAAGAGGAGTGTTACTAACTGCATATAGTGCGGCAATCGTTGTCCCAGCCGAAGTAAGAGCCTTAACAACTTCCAAACCTTTTGAGTATTCACTAACCTTAAGTTCTCTAAGTGATTTCTCTAACTGCATACGAGTATTAAGCGCTTTTAATTCTGTGGTAGTTAAATGTTTATAGCCTTTTGCCCTTGCTTCTCTTGCCGCTGTATAATCTTCGGATATTGGGCGTTTAGGTGGTTTAGAACCTTTTTTACCCCATTTCATACCTGGTATTCCAAAGTGGCTTAATGTGTCATTCACCAAATCCTCATGATATAGATCTTCTATTGGTGATTCAGTACTAACTTCCGGTCGATCATATGAAATAGAATTAACATAAGGGTCATTAGTGACACTTTTGCGTTTAAGATTTCCAATAAGGTCCTGAAGTTCGCTCTCTTTACGTAGTCTTAAAATCAAAGCATTTATTTCTTCATCGGTTGCTCCTTTAATCGTCTTTGTTTTATCAGCCATTTATTTACCTCCTTCTTATATTGACTTATCTAACGCTAAAAAGCCATTCCAATTCGGCAATCTGTTTGTTTATGGCCTCGAGTAGAAATTGTGTCTGAGGAGGATCAAATATAAGTCGGACTTTTAGATAAACATAATTTTTAACATCTTCAAGATCATCTCTATCCCCAAATATTTGTCCCCATGTGGCTTCAGAATCTTTAATACTTGATTTTGAAAGGCCAAGATCCACTAGACGCGTTAATGCGCCATTAATGTATATCATGATATCCATATCAAAATGTTGGTTCTCTGGTTGATCACCAAGGAGTTTTTTAACAGTATTTAACACGCTATCATTTGCATTATCTAATACGATCTGCTCCATAAATCAGTATCTCCTTTCCTACGTTCTCTTGGTAATTGTATTAATAGGGACGCATCACCAAAGTGAATTGCATTATGCGTGTTATGAGTAGAGCATATGAGATTATCAAAGTCAAAGACACAATCATTTCCATACTCAATATCTTCAATAGTTATTGGATTTATATGGTGGACTATTATTTTGTCATGTATATCTCTATCTTCAATTCCAAGGTCGCAGCTATTATCACGAACTATAATGTCACGACGGACAAACTTCCATTCCTGGGAATTATATAATGCTTGATTTATATACCTATCATAACCAAAGGTAGACCGTCCAACAACTCCGCCCATTTTTAGATAATTAAAACGTTCCTCAAATGTTTGAAGTCTACGAAGATCTCTATATGATTTAATCATTGTCTATTCTGTTCAATATTGAATTTATTATCTACCCAATCTTGACCTTTCTTAGCATTAACAACCAATGATAATTTGTCCAGACTCTCATGCATATTTAGATACCACTTAACATATTCGTCCAATGACTCTTTTGATATCTTATTAGTTTTACCATCACGCTCCCATGCCCTGGCCATTGAGGTTTTTGCCTTTGTTTCTAGAATCATGATTGGTTTGTTTTTAAAAAATGTCTTATCTGGATATGTCGTATCATCGGAAAGTTGTACTCCCTCTATAATCACACGTTTACCTTTTGTGAATTGTTCCTTGGCAAATCGTTCGGTATGACTCATTAAAGAATCAACATTACTCCACCAATCTTTTGAATGTCTAGATTTAGATGTTATTATATTATTGTGTTTTGGGAAGTTCTTACCTAGATAAGCCATAAACTCTTTGTCTCTTACGCTGGCCGCTACATTATTATCCATTTTTTCGAAGAATGAATCTAGATGAAATATATTAGTATTATTATCGGCCATTCGTTTGGCTACTGTGGATTTACCAGATCCACTATACCCTGTTATGTATAGGATATTTGTATCTTTGGTTTTCCCCCATATTTCAAGATTTGAATTTTTACTTTTTCTTATGATCTGATCGGATAAACCTATCTGTTTAGAAAGTGTTAACTCATCTTTTCTAATTCCCCACTTCATGCCTTTTATACCATGGTGGGTCAATGTATTAACTGATAATTTTCTAAGATTAATCATCGTCGTCACCTCTTCTATTTCCAGAGTAGGTTTGCATTGCTGTAACAGCATTAGCATATAGTTCTTCGATTCTCTTTCCAGATTGAATCGATTCAGTCTTTGCTTTTATAAGTTCTTTATTCAGAACTAGAATTTCTTTCTCTTCCCGTTCCTTTGTGGATCCCAATTTCAAAAAGTGAGATATAACCTGAGAACTAGCAGTTCCTGCCCGCATCTGTTTCTCCGCAACATCCATTGCTAGCGCAATCATTCGATTTTCTATTGCCTCTGGAGTAGTTCCAGGAGGTCTTTTTCTTTGTGTCTTTGGCGTATGGTCATATGTATTTCCCAACACTAAAGACCTCCTTTCGACTTTTTATGATACTTTAGAGAGACTTATGTAAGGATTAAAAGCCCTTGAAAGGAGCCCCGACTCACCACTTCGGAGAAATAATACTCGACCTTTAATCCTTATATAAGTCTCTCTAAAATTTATGTAAGAATTTTAAACTTCTTCTAGGAACTCCATCATTATATACCCAACAACATCGGTCGTAGTATAGATCAATCCCCATCCGTCAGTTATTGCGCTTATCTTCAATTGGAATCCTTTAGAAAGAACGTCTAATATGGCGTAATCCTTATGAGGACCCTTTCGAACATTAACTTTACTAGACTTGACTGCATACACTATGGTTGGTTCTTCTGACTCGTCCAGATCTGTTTCTGTTTCTGTTTCAGTTTCAGTCTCCTTCGATGACGATTCCTCCTTTTTAGTTTCCTCTAATTTTTCTGGCGGGTCTGTGTAAGGATTATTAGCCGAACCCTTTTGGTCTTCTGTGCCCTCTGGGTTTGTTGGTAATTCTGGATTATTTAAACCCTTTTGATCTTCTGCTCCTTCTGGGTTTGTTGGTAACGTAACATCGTCCAACTTTACGTTAGCCTTCTCATCCAGTGGATGGTTTAAACCTTTTTGCCCTTTGTTATTGTTTGACATTGTAAATTCCTCCTTGTAATTATGTTTGAATGTGTCCCTTCACGGCCCATGGAACCGGAAACATCCTCAAAAATGCTCCCCCGGGGAAAAATAAAAGAGTCAG